GTTCCGGCAACAGAAAAGGTTTGAACATGGGACAACGAGGCCCGAAAAGCCGCTCAGCGCTGTCTGTCGTCGCGCCCAGCAGTATTGGCGCGATCGAACGGCCTGACCCACCGCAGCACCTGACAAAAGAGCAGGCGGGCGTCTGGGTGAGCGTCGTGGACAACCTGCCTGCCGACTGGTTTCCGACGGATGTGCATGGGACGCTCGAGCAGTATTGCCGGCATGTCGTGGCGTCGCGCAAGGTTGCGCAGCTCATCAACCAGTTTGAAGGCGACCCATCGTTTGAGATTGATGAGTACGACCGCCTGCTGAAGATGCAGGAGCGCGAAGGCCGGGCGCTTTCATCGCTGGCGACCCGTCTTAGGATTACGCCGCAATCGCGATACCAGGCGCGCAAGAATCCTGGAAAGGGCAAAGTCAACAAGCCGTGGGAAAGCTGAAGGATTCTGCGGCGGTCATTCGCTTCATTGAGACGCAGTGCTGCGTCCCTGAAGGCAAGGATGTCGGCAAGGCGGTCAAGTTGCGCGCCTGGCAGAAAGCAGAAATTCGGCGCATTTACGACAACCCGGCAAGCACGCGACGGGCAATCCTGAGCTTTGGCCGAAAGAACGGCAAGACCAGCTTGTCGGCGTTTTTGTTGCTGGCTCATTTATGCGGGCCAATGCACCGGCCAAACAGCCAGCTGTACTCGGCGGCACAGTCCAGGGAGCAGGCGTCAATCCTGTTCAGCCTAGCGGCCAAGATGGTGCGCATGTCGCCATCGCTGAGCGAGTATGTCGTGGTCAAGGATTCGGCCAAGCAGTTGGTCTGCCCTGATCTCGGAACCATGTACAGGGCGCTGTCGGCTGATGCGTCGACCGCATACGGCCTTTCGCCGGTGTTTGTCGTGCATGACGAATTGGGCCAAGTGCGCGGCCCGAAGTCGGAGCTGTACGAAGCGCTTGAGACTGCTGCTGCGGCCCATGACAATCCGCTGTCAATCGTGATCAGCACGCAGTCGCCCACTGATGGCGATCTGCTCAGCCTGCTGATTGATGATGCAAAAACCGAAGCCGATCCGCGTGTCGTGGTTTCGTTGTACACGGCCGACGATGATCTCGACCCGTTCTCGGATGAGGCAATCAAAGCAGCCAATCCGGCGTTTGGAGATTTCCAGAACGCAGACGAGATTCGGGCAATGGCAGAGACCGCCAAACGCCTGCCGTCTTCTGAGGCCGGATACAGGAACCTGATCCTGAACCAGAGAGTCGAGGCGCGCAATCCTTTTGTGGCCCGAAAGATCTGGGACTCGAATGGCGCTGACCCGGTCATGGCGGGCAGGGTGTTTGCCGGGCTTGACCTGTCAAGCGTGCACGACCTTACCGCTCTGGTACTGGTGTCTGACGATTACAGCGTCCTGCCGACGTTCTGGCTGCCGGAGCATGGCATTGCCGAGAAGTCAAAAAAGGACCGTGTGCCGTATGACGTCTGGGCGCAGCAGGGCCAGCTGCAGTTGGTGCCTGGCAAGTCCATCGAGTACGAATGGGTGGCGCATCGTCTCCGCGAGGTGTTTGACGACTATGACATCGCGGCCATTGCGTTTGACCGGTGGGGATTCAAGCACCTGAAGCCGTGGCTGGTCAGGGCTGGATTCACTGAAGAAGAGCTTGGCCGCTTTGTTGAGTTTGGGCAGGGCTTCAAAGACATGAGCCCGGCGCTTCGCTCACTGGAGTCGCTGCTGCTCAACGAAAAGATGAGGCACGGCATGCACCCGGTTTTGCGGATGTGCGCGGCCAACGCGATTGCCCAGCAGGATCCTGCAGGGAACCGAAAGCTTGCAAAGGACAAGTCATCGGGGCGCATCGATGGAATGGTCGCTCTGGCGATGGCGGTAGGCGTCATGGAAGGCCACGAGCGAGAAGAATTTGACTTGGACGGGTTTCTGAATGACCCGCTGATGGTGACGTACTGATGGCTTCAATCTGGAAACCGTGGACATGGTTTGGCGCTCGCAGCCTAAGCCGCAATGAAGGCGTCCAAATCTCGGAGCCGTTATCACGAGCCGCTGAAGCCAGCGAGCCGGTCAATTTCGACACGGCCATGCAGTTGTCCGCATTCTGGGCGGCAGCAAGGTTGTGGGCTGAGACGCTCGCCAACCTGCCGGTCAAGGTGCAGACCAGAGCTGGCGACAACTGGGAAGACGTGTCGAGCGACGGACTGGGCCGGCTGCTCGCGACTCGGCCGAACCGCTACCAGAACACCGTCGAGTTCTTTGAGACTTTCGTCCTGAATCATGTGGTGTTCGGCAACGCCTATGCGATGAAGCGGTACAGCGGCGATCGCTTGGTCGGCCTGGTGCCGCTGAACAGTTCGCAGGTATTGCCGGAGCTGATGAAGGATGGCTCGGTGGTCTACCACTACCACCACGATGGCAACGTGGCCGTGCTGAGCCAGGACAGCGTCTGGCACTGGAAGATGTTTGGCAACGGCGTCATCGGGCTTTCGCCGCTGGCCTATGCGCGCAACTCGGTCTCTGTCGGCCTTGCTGCTGACAAGCGGGTTGGTCAGGTATATGCCAATGCCGGCAAGCCTTCTGGCGTCCTGACGATTGACAGCACGCTGACCGATGATCAGCGCAAGGCAGTCCGCGAGAAGTTCAAGCACCTAGTGCAAGGCGGCACCGACACGCTGATGGTGCTGGAGGCGGCGATGCGGTTTCAGCCGATCAGCATGAACCCGGTGGACATCCAGCTGCTCGACACGCGCCGGTTCCAGGTTGAGGACATTGCCCGGTTCATGGACGTGCCGAGCGTGTTGATCAACGACACAGCCAATACGCCGGCGTGGGGGTCTGGCATGGGTCAGATCATGCGCGGCTGGTACAAGCGATCTTTGCGCAACCGTGTCCGGTCGCTGCAGGAGTCCATGCGATCCAATCTGATTCCCAAGGTCGACAGGCCGAATACGCGCATCGTCCATGACTTTGATGACCTGCTGCGCCTGGACAAAGGCGAGCGCATGGAGGCGCACCAAAAGGGGATCAACTCCGCAGTCATTACGCCGAACGAGGCGCGGCGCGAAGAAGGCCTGCCGCCGCTCGATGGTGGCGATCAGTTGTATGCCAATGGCGCAATTCTGCCGCTTGCCGGCCGAGAGGCAACCGTTAAAGCGCCCAACGCACGAATCGAAATGACAGAGGCAGACGAGCCATGAAGTACAAACACCTGAATCTGGATTCAGCGCAGTTCAAGTTTGATGACCAGACGCGCACTTTTGAAGGTTATGCGTCTGTCTTTGGCGGCGTGGATGCCTATGGTGACACGATCATCAAAGGCGCTTATGACGACACGCTCAGAAACCGCGAGCGCCCGATTCGTCTGCGCTGGAATCACTACGGGCCGGTCATTGGCAAATTCACCGCCATCAAGGTTGATGAAGTCGGCCTGTGGGTCAAGGGTGAGCTGACGCCGGGCCATTCGGTCGCTGAAGACGCTTACGCAAGCCTGAAGCACGGCGCGGTCGATGGCTTGTCGATTGGCTACATCATCGAGGAGGCCGACCAGAACGACACGGGCGGGCTTGACCTGAAGCAAGTCGACCTGATCGAGATCTCGGTCGTCGAGGAGCCGGCCGACCTGGGCGCGAAGATCAGCAATGTGAAGGAATGGAAGGAGGCGATCGGACAGATTGAATCGCTGAAGGATTTCGAGGCCTACCTGCGCGATGCGTGCGGCCTCCCCCGGTCTGCTGCGACGGCCCTTACCGCGCAGTGCAAGACCTTGTTCCAGAGTGAGTCTGGAACAGAACCGGGCCAGAGCGAGTCTGGCGAGGGCCGCCTGAACTGGCGCATGTATCGTGCGCTGAAACTGAATACTGAAACCATAAAGGTGAAGTCATGAGCGAGATCAAGTCGGAAGACCTGATCCAGGCGGTCGAAAAGTCGCTGGATCAGGCAATCGAGAAGTACGAGGCCCAGGTCAAGGATTCCAAGTCCGCCGCCAACGAGGTGCGCGACGAGGTCCGGCAGCTGGCCGAGAAGCACAAGGAACTGGTCGAACAGTCCGAATCGCTGTCGGCGAAGTTCCAGGAGTTCGAGCAGACCGCGCTGACGTCCATGAAGGGCGCCAGCGAGCGCGAGCCGACCTGGGGCAAGTCGCTGATCGACTCCGAGTCGTTCAAGGCAATGGTCGAGGGCAGCATGAGCGCCCGCGTCCTGGTCAAAAACACGATCCTGGGTGAAGGCGGCAGCCCGCAAGATCCGGTCGACACGCTGGTTCCGGCAGACCGCCTTGCTGGCATCGTTCCGGGTGCGTTCCGCGCGCTGTCGATCCTCGACGTCGTGCCGATGGGCGCAACCAGTTCCAACTCGATCGAGTACACCCGCGAGTCCTCGTGGACAAACGACGCGGCCGAGACTGCGGAGGCCGGCAGCAAGCCCGCGTCCGACCTGTCGTTCACGCTGGAGTCGGACCCGGTTCGCACGATCGCGCACTGGATCAAGGCTTCCCGCCAGGTGCTCGACGATGCTCCGGCGCTGCAGTCCTACATCGACCGGCGCCTGCGTCACGGCCTGCGTCAGCGTCTCGAAACGCAGATCCTGACCGGCAACGGCACGTCGCCGAACATCGAAGGCCTGACCGCTTCCGGCCGGCACACGGCGTTCACGCCGACGTCGGGCGAGAACGCGCTGGACTCGGTGAACCGTGCGAAGTACGCCGTGATCGGTGCAGACTTCGCGGCAAACGCGGTGTTCATGAACCCGGCCGACTGGGGCGCGATCGAGCGTCTGAAGCGCGGCTCGGGTGATGACGCCTACGTCGCTGCGGACAACGCCGTCGGCTACATCAACAACGGCCTGCAGCCGACCCTGTGGGGTCTGCCGGTCATCGCGAACAACAACGTCACGGCGGGCAAGTTCTTCTGCCTCGACTTGAACGCGATGATGCTGATGATGCGGCAGGGTGCCGTGGTCGAGATGTTCGAGCAGGACGACACGAACGTCCAGTCGAACCTCGTCACGATCCGCGCCGAGCTGCGCGGTGCTCTGGCTGTCTTCCAGCCGACCGCCATCCGCTACGGCGACCTGACGGTCTAACCAACTGGGCCGGGCGGGGCAACC